GCTATAAAAAAAGTGTTTCCTATTTGTATGGCTTCCGTTGTTTTCAAAGACAACTCTGCTATAACTTTAGTAGTCATATCTTGTATTGAACTAGGATCTGCATTGGCTCTTTTTTCTAGCTGTAAAGCTCTAATAATTAGCTCTCGCATGTCTAATTTATTATTTTTGCTATCAACTAGTTCCACTAAGTTATCTCCAAAATACTAGCCACAACATGTAGTCTATCGGCTGTAGCAGCTGTCACTTTTAATATTTCTGTAGCTTGAAGCACAAGAGGTGCGGATAATAATTCTGTAGTTCCATTAGCAGAAATAGATTTTGTTTTAAATAAGCTAAATACATCAGATCCATTTGTTAAAGTAACTGTTATAGTATCAGCATTGCCTGAATCTTCAGACACAATAATAGATTTAACTATAGCTGTGGTAGCTGAAGCGCAAGTATAGAGAGTGGTGGCACTCGTGCTTGTTAGATCTGCTTTTGCGTTTGTGTATGTATTCGCCATTACCCCATAAACCAACTAAATGAGTCGGACCTATCCGCTAAAGATGTGTCTCTTAACGTGTTATCAACTTGATTAAAATATAAACGTATTACATTATTAATTTCATTAAACTTCTCAGAGTTATACTCCTCTGGTGGGTAAGGTAAAGCTGGAGCTTTAAAACCTACTTCATAATCTGCCATTATCTTCTCCCATCTGGGCGCATATCAACTCTTGGAATACCTAGTTGCCACTGTACGCCTGTTGCACTTGATTCTATTTTTAAAGCCATCTGCCTACCTCTTAACCTAGTATGTATTTGAGTTGTATATACCTCTACTGGTGATGTAGCAGTTCTTGTAACAGTTCCTGCACTTTCACCACTTTCAGATAATGGTGAGTTTAACCCAGAACCTGGAAAACTAGAAGGACTTAAAGTTAAAGTTACAGCAGGAGAACTATCTGTCGAACCTTCAAAAGACACGTCTGGAACCATACGTCTAACAAACACAAATTTATCACCATCATCTAAATCAAAATCGGCAGAACTAATGAAAGATGATATGGCAGCTGCCGTGCCTGTCTCGTTATCATCAATACCTCTTTCATGATCTACAAGAACATTATTGTAAGTAGCTGCTAATGGAAAATCTCTAAGACCAGAATCTAACCATGCAGACCTAGCCATGTTACCATAATACCATATATTTTCTGAGTAATTATATATTACATATCTATCTATATCGGAAGAACTGGCAGAACAATAAAACCACCATATTTCGTTAAAAGCTTCATTAGTACCACCAAAGACTTGAGTAAGCTGATCTACATTAAAATCGTTAAATATATACCTTCGTATATCACAAGGTAGCGTTTTAACTCTACCATCGTACATATAAAATTTATCCTTACCCATCCAGTAGGCTATACCATTTCCCATAGCCACGGTATTTTTAGATGCAATAGATATTGTTTCTCCTACAATTTGTGCGCCCCATACTCCTGAATTTATACCAACGTATTGCAAAGAATATAAGGAAGAATCAGTCCAAACAAGAACCTCTTGTCTAGCTTGCATCGCAGAAACTATTTCTGTACCTCTAGATAGTCTAAGACTACCTGCTTGATTTGTAGCTGACGGATTCCACTCGACAGCACTTTCTTGATCTGACCAACGAATTAACATGGGATCTTTTGTAGAAGAGCCTATAGGGTTAGTTCCAAAACAAAACACAAACCTGTTAATATCAGATACAAGCATAACGTTTTGAACACTAGGAACTTGTGAAGCACCTGCTCTAGAACTTAATAAAACTCCTCGTGTTGTGGTAATACCTTCAGAGGTATCAAAATAATATAGAGGGCCATTTCTGTTTCCAAATATTAAATCCTCTCCAAAATTAGATTGAGACCACACTCTAAGTTCGTCAAAACTAGCCTCTCCTTGATTCCAAGCTCCAGCTCCAAAACCACTCGCCCCCCAGCCTTCTAGAGGTGTAGCAGATGTTGACCCTGAATTTATTTGATAAGTTCCTACAACAGAACCACCACCGTTACCTGAATCGGAAGATGTAGATACAATATCACTAAATTTATTCGTAGCATTACTCAAACTCTTGGCTATTATGGTATAAGTGCTTGAAGTTTTTACAGATTGTACTTGATATTCTTGATTTAACACATCTGCAGTAATAGCCCCTCCTAGTGTGACCGCACCACTAAAAGTTACAAAATCATTATCAGTCGCTCCATGATCTACATCAGTAACTAAAAGAGTGAAAAATGATACGGTATCTCCTGAGCTGTGCGTGGTTGCTGTTGTGCTTGTAGCCACATCTTCTACTATTGAAGACGCACCTCTAGTGCAACCTGTTAGTGAACCGTCTTTTAATCCTGTATAAGATATAACTTCATTATTTATTTTTACTAAACCTGAATCAGGTATGCCTGATATGCTAGCTAAAGGCCCTACAGTGCCAGTGGTAGTTGAGGTTACATCTGCAGCTAAAGTAGTTTGCAATGCAGAAAAAGTTACCTCTCCTGCAGAAGTGGTGCTTCTTATAGGGGTTATGTTATTATAATTACCACCATTTTCTATCAAAAATTTTAAATTTGTCCCAACACCGAGTAGATTTTGTCCTCCTAGAGTAATCCAGTTAAACAAAGAACGTGCAACCCCATCAAATTTTGCTGTATTAGTCCGTGTCCAACCACCTATCTTTTCAGGTAGTCCTTGTCTAAAACGCACATTGTTGCACTCATACCAGCCACCTTCATTGCTATATCTGGTGCGTTCTCGGTTTACCCCAGGTTTGAAATCTAGTTTTTTAAGTGGCATAACACGTTACCGTATAAGCTCGAAGTGGGGTCCATCAATGAAGGGCCTTCTACCTTCGCTACGTCTTAGGTCAATATAACTATTCATAGCACCCTCCATGCTACTATTCCATTGAGCTATGTTTCCTATGCTCCACGCTGCACCCCATTTGATTGGAACATTGTGTGTTTTAGCAGCTTTAGCCATTGCATCAGCAATATCATCATAAAGATTCAACTCCCATGATGCCCTCGAACCAACATAGGCCATGAGATCGACAGCCAAACCTTCAAGGTGTTTTGATTTCATAGTCTGGCTCGCGCCCTTGGCAACAAGCTCTTTCTGTTCTGCTTCCGTTCTCATCCCGCAAATCACACCGAAGTCTACCTTAGACCACTCTATGGCAGAAGTAACACACTTTACCATATCTGGATGTACACCCTCTAATTTATCTAGAGATCTTTGACTTAATTTAAAACTCATTTTGTCAACCCTTTCTGCTTTTCATACGTTCTAAGTCCTCCAATTCCGAGCATACCTCCGAGGACAGTAAGAAGTGTACTCATATCAAACTCTGGCAACTCTGGTATTTCTATACCAACTAATGCTACTATAAAAATAATAACAGGCTGAAGAACAAAGTGATAGCCAAAAGCAATCCCACAGATCCAACCAATGCAAGGACGCCAGCCACCCTTAAACAAGCTTCCACTCGCAGCCTCTGCAGCATTAACATTAATCTGGGCGAGGGCCAACTCTTGAGCGTGTTTTTCCGACATGGTTGCAATCTCATGAGAAAGTTTTCTCTTTAGATCTTGGTCAGGTATTGCTTTGTCTAGTATCTTAGATACTGGCTGTATAAGATTATCTAGTAGCCCCATTTTCCTCCCCTTTGTTTCCACGCTTGGCTAGTTGATTAAATCCAATAAAAGAGCCGATTATTCCCATGTTTGATAATATCCAAATTTCACCAATACCACTCAAGTGATCAATTCTATCTATAGGTACGACAGGTGTCATTAAAACAACAATAAAAACTGTAACTGTTAGTGCAGAAAACCAGACTAGATGACGTTGTTGATCTTCTTTCTTATCACGGTTTTCAAGCAAGACCATACGCTCTCGTATCTCTAATTCTTTATCTGATACAATACCATCACCGTTCTTGTCCAGCAATTCCCATGCAGAACCTTTTTCTAATTTTTTCTGTGTCATTATACCCCCCTACTTGATAAATAACCATTTTGGTGGAAACACTGTACACCAATAATAAGCTGTTAATACGATTGCTATAAGTATTAAATCCTCAATCTCCATTATACCACTCATTAAAACTAGGACTACCTCTTTCCATTGCATTTAATAATAACGCACCAAAAACAGTAGCTGCAAGACCAACCACAAGTAAGATACCTATACCTATTGCAACTGCTTCCATTATTTCTTCTTGCTTGGCCTTCCTCGCTTTTGCTTCTTCTTTTGCTCTTTCTTTGGCCTCCTGAATACGCTTTGCACGTAGATCCACAATAGATTTAAACGTACCATGACCAAAACGTTGGTCAATAAGGACAGACATTTCATAACGCTGTTCTGCAGCAATTTTTGCATCAATAACTTCATGGGCAACACTCTTAATTCCTAGTTGATCTTTTAAACTAACTCCATCTTTCTTACTTCTTTTTGCATTAATCTGTTGTTCACCATCGAGTAAATCATCTATTGCACCTACTATATCGTTTACGTCCTTTGCAGTGTTGATGGTTGACTTTATAAAATCCACACTTTGTCTTACAAGATTGATACCAGTTACTATGTCTCCAAGCACCATCAATCATGCCTTCACTACTAAAGAGATCAATAATATTATTGTTGTTCCACTAGCCCCTATTAATACCATTTCTAATCTTTTTACACGTCCTAATATCTCAGTCCAACGCTCTTCACTCACTGCTTTGTGTACCTCCAGTTCAGTTTTTAGTTCATCTAGTTTCACTAACTAGCCTTCTCATCTAATACTTCTTCAGCTTTTTCTTTAAAAGAATCTAATAAATCTTTTTGAAAACTATCGGCTGCTCTTTGAACTTGATCTAAATCAGCTCTTAACTTACTGGCTTTCATACCAAGATCTTTTAATTGGGCTATAATATACTTTTGTTGATTACTAAGATCAGCTTCCTTATAACCCTTCCCATCAATATTTATTACATTTTCATCATTCATTACCAAGGCACTCCTGTTGATTTAGTATTTGCTTTTTCTATTTGAGCTGCACACTTTTCTGTCAGCCTTTTTTCA